CCTGTTGTAATTAATGGTCCTCAAGCACCTGCTCAGCAAGTTATGCCACAAGTTGCGTCTGATGGCAGAGGTAGAGGTGCTACGTTAACTGTAGCGTATAAAACACCTGCAGATTCTCGAACATACTCGCAAGATAATTTTGCATCTGTATAAAATAAAAACGGGGCTTGCGCCCCGTTTCTTTTAGCTGTCTTGTGCAAGCTTCTTAAAGAAGCTAAGTTCATCGTCATCATCTTCTTCCCATGGAGCACTCTGCTTAGGTGCTTCCTTAATAGGAGCTGACTTTGAAGGAACCGGAAATGCTTCCTCTTCTTGCTCAAGCATTTGATCTGCATGACTACGATTAGATCCTGATGCACCTGCAAGATCGATTGCCTTCTCAAGGCGCACCTTAAGCTCTTCATATGACTTAAAATGCTTTGGATCAATAAGCTCTTGCAATGAGTGCTGCTGTTCCCACACCTTTTCAATAGCGCTATCATCATCAAAGAGAGCTGAAGGTGAGTCAAATTCAGACTTATCATAGTTACGATAGCCCTCTACATTACGAATCTTAAGCTTGAAGTTGGCCCCCTCCCAAGGATCAAACGGGTTAAGAGCAGCCTCATCTTCATACTGAGGGTGCATAGCTTCGTTGATCTTATCAAAGATCTTCTTACCATACTTGAACAGGAATACCTTACCGTCATTTTCTGGTCGAGTAGGATCCTTAACAACGTAAATATTAGAGTAGTAGCTAAGACGACGCTTCTGCTTACGTACAAGATCTTTATTAGACTCAATACCAGAGTTCCAAAGCTTAGTATTATACTCAGAAAGTGGATCTGGCTTACCGAGAGTTGTCAGTGACTTCTCAATATACCAGCCGCCGGGGCCCTGAAAGCCATGATCCCAAATGCGTACGAAAGGTACATCTTCATTCTTTGGTGCAGAAAGAAAACGAATAACTGCATAACCGTTACCTGCCTTATCTACATCAGGCTTCCAAAAACGATCATCAGAAGAATTATCTTGATTGTTATTATTTGACTTGAGCTTGGTAAGCTCAGAGGTAAGCTTATCGAAAGAGGATTTACGATTCTGCTTAAGGGCTTCAAAATTACTTGCCATATCTAATCTCCGTTGTATGACGATGTATAAGTGTATACGTTGTATATAATATCATGAGAACTTTTCTCTCAAGATACTACAATATTTAGCTTTATCATAATCCATGAAAGGATAAAGCTTTCTACAGTTAAGTGCTATTGTAGGCCACAAAACTGGATCGTTAATTTGTTTATTCCATTTACCAAAGAAGCGTACACAGTCGTTAATAATAATAAATGTTTCTTTAGTAATTTTATTACGAACAAGCAAATTAAGAAGGTGAGGGTAGTTGCCAGATTGAACTTCAAAATTACTATCAAAGTTCTCTAACATATTACCGATATCATTTTGAAAGTTATACGAGAGTGATTGTTTACGTTTTAGGTATTTACTATAGACTAACTCATACTCACTATTAAACAAATCACCTACCCATATTTTAGGATTTTCTGATAAATTTGCAACTAAAAAGGTTAAAGGGTCTTCATGCTTAGATAGTTTATAAAATTGATATTTGTCTTTACGAGTCTCAAAAGTGTTTTCTGATGCTCTCACTTTACCATTATATTTGAAGTAGTCGTAAGATTCTGTAGTAAAGTGGTTCTTAATAGCATTATAAAGTTTATATGCTTCAAATGGTGTCATATTGGAAGTCTTGCACCTGTCTTTTTCATTAATCTAAGATCTTCAGCCTCATGTTGAATCTTTGTCTTTAAGAACGTGCTTTGTTTAATAATAGAAGCCGCTGTTTCAACTTCAATATTATTTACTTCACAATATAATACAACTGCTTCAAAAAAGCTAATACTTTTTGAAGACGATATTTTTTCAATCTCTTTAGCAAAATCCGCAGAGGTTTTAAATTTAGGAATATTCATATATACTGCACTTTAAAAAGGGAGGTGGTGGGATTCTGTTTCCAAGCTCCCACCGAGCTCATGTTAGGCCGCTAAGGCGTAACGAGATGCAACATTATCGTTTGCATTTAGATTAATGGTCTATAACGCGACCAATCGACTATCTCAAGTTACCTATTACACGCCTGTCGATCCTAGTTCGCCCCCATCAGAGACATATGCCGCTGATCAACTTCCCTTGGCAAGATTAGCTACTTCTTGCATACGCAAAAGGGCACGTAAACATATGTCTGTGGTGGAGGCGCGGGGTACTGCCCCCCGGTCCAGATCGTCTTTCGATTTCCGTCAACGATAGTATCTTATTTATAATATAATTCGAGATAAAAATCAACGTTTTTTACTACGTGGTTGTTTTCCACTATAACCAGTCTTAACATACTTAGTCTTACCATTAACTTTCGTTTTAGTAAAAGACGCTGTAGATCCGTTTTTATATTGCTTGCCTAAACTTGTTAAACTTTTCCAGATTGTTTTCATTATACCCCATACCTTTCTTTGTATTGCCCTCTTACTTCAAGCAATTTCTTTACAAAATTGTCTCTGCGCTCTTCAAATATTTGAGGCTGCTCATCATCGACTGATATGAGAATAACTATTCTAGATACTGGTATATTAAAACGTTCTTCATACATTATTGCGTAAGCTGCTGCTTGGCAAAAATAATTTGTAATATAATTCTTATCTTTTAGTTTGCGAGCTGTTTTAAAATCAACAATAGATAATTTACCATTATACTCAGCTACACAGTCTACAGTACCTGCCATCTCAAGATAATCAGAATATAATCTTTCTTCTTGAAGATGTACGTTGTCGATGTTATTATCAATGACTTGTTTTAGAAGTTTAAAATTAAATGCATCATTGAAATTGTATTTTGTAGTATCTATATCACTACCGTTAATATAATCTTCACACAGCTGGTGTATACGTGTTCCACGTCTTGCAGCTGTTGAACTAATCTTATTAGCTTCTTCTTCACCTACGCGCTGTCTCCACTCTTTAATTGCATCAGCACCTAAAAGACCGGTTACCGTTGTTACTGAAGGGTAGAGTTTACCGGCAGGCGTTTTGTAATACCTGCCGGTATCTGTATTTACTTGTTCCAATACGTCTTTGTACTGTTCATTCTTTTTGAGCAGCGTGAAGTGCTTCCGCTCCTGCAAAATGCCCTGAAGTAAAGACTGGTGTTCTAAAATTTGTTGCTTCAAGTTGTGTTTTCTTAATAATAAACTCTTTAACAAGACCTGATCTTACGATATCATCTTCTGTAAATTCAATACAAGAGAAATATTTTGGCATCTTGTTGATAATTTTCATAAAGTTTTTAAGCCCTGACTTATCATCATCGTATGATAGATCAGTTTGTCTATAATCGCCACTAAAAACTATTTTGGTATTTTTACCTACGCGAGTAATAATTGTTGTTAGTTCATGATAGGTCATATTTTGACATTCATCGACAATAACAATACTATTATCAAAAGTTACGCCGCGTAGGAATGATGATGTCTCAAAAGTTACTATACCTTTACTTTTTAAAATATCATACGCGTCTTTTCTTCCATAGAGCTCAGTACATATTGATTGATATGGAGCTTCATAAACTTTAGCTTTGTCTTTAACTGAGCCTGGAAGGAAGCCCATGTCTCTTGTAGGTACTACTGACCTAATAATTACTATATTTTTATATTCATGGTATTCTATAAGCTCATTTAGTGCGAGATAAAGTGATATGAAAGATTTACCTGTGCCTGGTAGTCCGTGGATGAAAAGATTTTTACCATTTGTAAAGTCTCGAAATACTTGCTCCTGATTTTTTGTTTTTGGAGAAATGGATCTTAATGAAAGATAGTTTTTTTGCTCTTTTGCCTCCTGACGCTTTTGTTCTCTTAAAAGTCTTTTTTCAGCGCGGGTTAGTCTTTCCATATGATACCTCTATGTTACCATGTATTAATAGAGCTCCTTCTATGCTTGCTTTTCATATCTTTCATTAAATCACGAAACCCGCTATCAGGCTTTTTAAGGCCTAAGCGGGTTGGGTCAGCAATAGCGGTTGCTCTAAGTTGTTGAATGAGATGTGGGTTGGCTTTTTTGTAATTATCTAGTTCAGAAATTGACATTGAGATGTCAAACTCTTCATTAGTATTAGTATCTAAAAACGTATAATTAGCCATTAATTAACGATACCTTTAGACGCCCAGTATGCTTTGACGTCATTACTATTTAGGGGATCATACCCCTCAGCACGCATATCTCGCTCAACTAATTCTTGTAAATTTTTATTTTCTTCAAGCTTATTTGGTCTAAATTGTTCGTCAATAAGATGTCCAACATTAAGACTATCACTATTACTATCAATTTGCTTCTGCATTAGTTGTTCTTTCTTGTTTAATTTTATTTAAAACTCTTTGTGTAGCTTCGCGTTCATGATGATTGAAAATGATAAGCATTTCTTGAATGCCTTCTTTCATCCCACTAACATAACCAAAATGCTTGTATAACATGCTTACTAAAAACGTAAGAGTGGTCCAAGCAATTGCTTGATATAAATTTAATTCTAGCATCTCAATCATCTTCGTAATCCATCAATGCGTCTATATCTTTTGAACGCAATACGTTGTTAAAATTGCGATACTTCTTTTGTTCAAAGTTGCGCTTTACGTCACGAAGAGTAGTTTTCTCTTCTTCAAAATATTGATAATTTTTGTTATTAAAGGTCTTTTTAGCTGGCTTATTATCAAACTTTGTATGCTTATTGTTAATCATTTCGGAAACAATCCTGGGTATACTGCTAATACAATATCTGAGGTCAGTCCTTTGAATGGATTCTTTCTATCCTTAATAGCAAGGAGCAACCTAGCTTCATCTTCATCTACGTTTTCTAAGATGTCGAGGAAAAGTGTTTCTCTTTTTAAAGGAGTTAATCCTGGATGCCCACCTTCAATAAAGAGATAGAGTTTACGAACTTCTGGATATAATCGAGTATGATCTTTAAATTTTGATACCTTAAAAGGTGGATCACCTTTAGGTAGAATAAATTTAGCGCGTTTATCAAACATGTATTGAAGTAAAACTTTAATAGCGCCGTGATTGTTTTGTGCTAGAGCTTTTACTCGCTCTTGCTTAGTAGGAAGCTCAGAGATCTCTTTAAGAGTCTGAGCAATAGACTGTCTAATCATTTAAAAGTCACCAATATTTTCCATCAAATTTTTAAGCTTGTAGGCAATAAAGTAATTAAACAGCTTGCTTTTATCCTTACCTGATTCTTCCTGATATTTATTAATTACTTCTTTTCTAATAGTATCAGGTATCATGTTAAGATCAACTAGCTGTTTATTACGCATATAATTACGATCGATAGCTTTATCAAGCATCATTACACCGTCATTATAGATAGTATCTATCTTCTTTTGAGTCAAGGGCTTTTGTCTCTTTTCAGTAACAAAAGTATCATCATCAGAGAGAACATTAGGAATACCATCACCCTGGTCTCCTTTTAGAATATGTTCAAACAGATATCTCTGCGGATCATTATGTGCAATCCACTTCTTACGAACTGGATCATACTGCTTTACATTATGATTTGATTGTAGCTGTACAAAATCTTTATCGCCAGATAAAATTAATACATCTTCAGCGCTTGATTGTGTGAGAGTAGCAATAACATCATCTGCTTCTGCTGTATCTACTTGAATAACTCTGTAAGGAAAATTTTCTTTGATCTCTTGCTTAACCTTATTAAAGATATCATATACATGCGTCCAGTTAATCTCAGACGCTTCTCGATTCTTTTTGCGGTTAGCTTTATAATAAGGAAAAACTTGCTTACGCCAGTAATTTTTATCATCACAAGCAATTATCAAATCGCCGAAGTCATTACCAAACTTTTGTTTGTATGTGCGAAGCGAGTTAATAACCATGTGACGAAACAAGCCCTCTTCTATAGGGATGTTTGTGTGATTACCAATCTGCATCATGAGATTAGATATCATTACTTGATTAAAATCAACAATTATCATTTTTAAGTTCCACATTAATTTGCACTATTAATATATAGTCAAATTAATAATTAATCAACTGTATTTAAAGCTTTCTTCTTTTCAAGATCTTCCATTGCTTCATCTGTGAGTGTAATGACACTCTCAGTTATTTCTTGAAACTGGTGTGGAAGTTTTTTATATCTATAGACTAAAGCCTTTAACGTCTCTTCTAGAAAAACAAAATCTTTAACGTGTGCTTCTTCTGCTTTTATATGTATATTATAAGAGCCTAATACACCTATCACTGCATCTGTAACATCTTGACACACCTCATCACAGAAGTGTTGTCTAACTGCATTAATATGTTCTTTTGATTCTTCTATTGTAGACGGATAAAATTCACTAGTATTGTTTGGAAAATTTACTACATTATCTGTCATCTGTACCTTCTTAATTATCAGAGGTCAATACTATTTATTGT